TTAGTTTAGCCCAGTCAGCAGGAACGAAGTTCACAGTAAGTTCTAGGTCAGGGGCGTCTGACTGAGCACCAATAGATTGGGTCTGAGCTTGGCCATAGACTGGAACTTTGATAATATTAGCTGGTGTACCAAAAGCTGGCATGTCGCGAATGTTTTTAATTTCAACATAGTCACCACGTGAGCCAGAAGTTGTTGAGCCTGAGAAGTTAGCTTTTAGGTTAGCTTCGGTAAGGCTGGCAGGTACAGCAACTCTAGAAACGCTGATCGCAGAGTACTGCGCAGCGGAAATAGAAGTAGGAAATGCCATTAGTTATTCTCCGTAATATGTAAAAGGAACAGAGTAGTCTGCCCTTGAAAGAGTGTTATCGTCTGTGTCTGGACCTAAAAATTGCAAAGATCCTAACTTAGTTTGTAAATTAGGAAGAACTAACTTGTCTTCGAAATAAGTGTTTAGTACATCTGCTACTTCAGAAGGTAACTTTTGGCCATAGCCAGCAGTATAGTAGATCTGAAGTACAATCAATCCTGTTACTTCTTTCTTTTGGTAAGAGTAACGGTTAGAACGAGATAATACTACATTAAACTTGATAAAAGGGATACTTGAAGGGTCACCTTTAAAATCAGAAGGATAAATTGGGTAAACTGAAGTTAATCCAGTAGCTACAATCTTGTAGATTTCGGTAATTATTGTTGAATACATTTCTTACCCTCTAACAAGCAGCACTGTGATGCCTTCATACTGTTTAATTTCCTCAATTCGGTATTCAATACCTTGAATTGTGATTCTAGTATAACGAGAAAAACCGATGTCTTTTGTTTTAACTAGAACTTGAGACTGTGGTGCGGAATAAGAATCCATACCGTCTTTCTCTTTAGAAGTGACTTCTGTCAGAATAATATCTACTACTTTAGTAGAAGTATCGACTGTAGTTTGTCCAGTTAAAAAATCAAAAGAGCTATATTCTTCTTTTTCTAATGTGCCTTTCTTTACAAGATCTCCTAGAGAAGTAAAAGCTTTCTCTACTGCAGCTTCAATAGTACTAACCAGAGACATTAGTTAGCCCTCCACCATGAACGTGAATTAGCGCCCTCTACAAGAAGAGGCTTAATTAGCTTACGAGCTAAATTAGGCACAACGGGTGTACGTGCTACATCGGAATTACTGTCTTTAAGAGTAATAGTACCAACAGTAATTTCTTCAAACGTTTGTGATTGACCGTCTAATAGATTCTCATTAGCCAGAAGATGATACGCTAACTCATAAGTTGCCTTTTTGAGTCTTGTAGGATACTCATCTTCTGGAATCTCAACCCATAGATTTAATCTAGGTTCGAAATACACAGCCCCACTACGAGGCCATGCAAGACTTTGATCGGAACTGACAGCAACACCAATGAATTGATTTTCGTCAAGAATCAGAGTTGCCGTGACTAATGCGCTCTCCTTGTCTTCATCATCTACATTGTGCCATGCAGATGAGTCGAGTCTTGTTTCAAAGTACTCTTCAGCTTCGTCAGGAGACACATAACAATTAATACCTTGTTCTAGTGCCATCAGTTCCTCCTAATGGATTATGCGTGGAGAATAGGTAGTACGCTTAGGTTTAGAGCGTTCATCTTACGTGCCCATGAACCAGCAGTACCGTAGGCAGCGTTGGTAGCAAAGGCGCTTGTTGAACCAGCCCAGTCGTAACCAGCGGGATGCATTACGAAACCGTAACGATACCAAACGTTGGTTGAACCACCACCAGTGTATGAAGCAGCATCACGCTCAACTTCAACAGGAGTAGGTACAGCGATGGGTGAGAAGCTAATAGCACCAGGCTTAACGATGAATGTAGTCTTGGTAGACTGGTCATTTACGTTAGCGCTAGCAGCTAGGTTACCTTGAGCTACACGGCTGAGGATTAGACGGAACTTGCCACCAAATACAGTTTGGAAAGTTAGGTTACCGTCAGTAACTGTAGTAGTGTCTACTAGGTTAGCAGCAAGTAGTTCAGCTAGTTGCTCAGGTGAAGTGATCATGTACATGAAATCAGGCTCATAGTCCTTGAAAGCCATACCAATGGCCTTGAATAGACGCTCACCACGGGCAGCGCCGATAGCGGTAGCATCAAATAGTTTACGAGCATCGCTTGAACCAGTAGCGGCGGCACCGAAGGTACCAGCAGCGTTGATGTCTACGAATAGACCAGTGCTACCATTGTCGGCATCACTGTCAAATGAAACCATACCAGCGCCACGACCTACTTCGTAAGCGGCTACGCCCTTTAGGATGGCTACTAGAGCATCAGACTCGTCTTGTGAACGAACTTCAGCAAAGTCACGAGCAATTTTGGCTAGACCGTCTTGCTGTGAAATGATTTGCTGTAGATTGATTTGTTGAGCGCCGAATGTACGGACAGTCTTAATGTAATCAGCGATTTCGGTTGATACATCGGTGTAAGCACCTTCAGCGGCGCTTGAGAGGCTAGCTACGTTAATATTAGCAGCTAGGGGCTTGTACCAGCGTAGCTGACCAGTGAAGCTTTCGCCGTTGGGGTCAATACGGGCATCATTACCAACGATAGCAGTACCATTTAGCTTCTTAGCTGTGGTGTACATTTCGTCGGTGTAGGCAGAAATAGCTAGAGCTACGTTCTGGAACATTGTATGGTTAATCATTTTTTATATCTCCTATTATTAGAGTGAGAAGTTTCCTAATTTGCCAGCTGCTGCTAGTTGTAGCATTTCTTCTGTTGACATTTCAGAAATCTTTTTATTTGGGTCGAGTTTTGGAGTACCACTCATGCCACCATTACCACCACCAGAATTAGTCTTGGGCTTAAATAGGAACGAATTATCTTCGTGCTTGGCAAATTGTGTTACAAAGTCTTTAATTGATACACCGGACTTATGGATCCAGGCACCAGTCTCAGGATCTTGAATAAGCTGATCGATGATATCACGATAAGCCATTTGGCTTGATCGCTCGTTACGGAAATCTAGTCCGGTTAACGCATT